GACAAGATTTTTGACGCCGTAAGTCAGTATGGCTTTGAAGGTAATTCATGGCACAACGACACACAGCCTTGCATGGTGCAAGATGGTGATCACGGCTTTCAACTGATAATTTGGGTTGATTACAAAGACCCTGATTTGGCTGAATATGTTGATGCGCGCAAAGATGGATCGGTAAAGCAATTTATTTTCTGTGAGCAAAATGACGAAACGTCCGAGATTACTGAAGAGTGGCAATACGACGACGTTGACGCGCTAATTGCGCACGTCAAAAAAGTGATGGAGGCGTAGGTGGAAAAGAGCAATTGGACGAATACATAGATTTGCATAAGGAGTAAAAATGCAACCACACGAATTCAACAAGGCGCGACGTGAGTTGCGCCTTTCCGCACGTCAACTCTCTGACATTCTGAACGTGCATACGCGCACCATCCGCAAATGGGAGAGCGACGTTGACAGTCGCCCTGTGAACCCCATAGCGGCGCGTGTGATGCAGTGGATGTTGGACGGTTATCGTCCGCCAGAATGGCCAGAGAAGCCGTCAGGCTATGCCTGACAGGTTGCGCCTGATTGCGCCGCGCCACTTTGTCAGCGTTCCACTGAGCGCTGTGGTGGCGTCGCTTGCCGCAAGCAGGCAAACCGCATCCGCAAGGTCAGGGGAGCGCAAACCGCGCTTACGCATGCTGTCCTTGCTTTCCGCTTGCAGCTTACCGCTTGACGTAAAGCTGTAGCGAATTCCCGTTAAATCTGCGAGCAATTCATCGTCTTTCGGCAGTTTACATGCGCGATCCTCTAAAGTGGCTTTCGTTTTGAACCACAGCTCTGTGCGGAGGTTGTTGTATGTGCCCTTCATAGAGGGCGCTTCCGCCACGTTGATGCCCCTCACAGGCGCTCCTAGCTCTGTCATACGGTCAACAATACCGCCGCCAAGGCCAATGCTGTCCACCAGAATTTCGGCAGGCTGAGATGAGGGGGGCAGGGCGTCATATTCCGCCATGACACGGCCGACGGTCTGCATCAGGTCAAGGCCGCGCCACGACTTGACCTCAGTGATGACCTTGCCCGTCTGCTTCACCAGAGCCGTGCGATCCGAGCCAAACCGGCTTGGGTCTAAAGCCCATATACAACGCGCGTCGGGGTCAAGCACCACGTCGCGGTTCTGCGCCGCTTCCACCAAGTGATACGGAATAATGGTATCTTCGTCCGCCCTAGCAAATTCGCCGCGCACACGAATATCGAAAGCTGCACTTTCTTCGCCGTAGCGCTCGCGCATCTCCTCGATGAACTCCTCGCTGACCAAAGGGCTGTCCATGCAGCTCCAGCGGCGCGTCCACCATTTGTGCGCCATCCGCGTCTGGCTTTCGTAGAACGTGCCGCTAGAGCGCGTGGGGTTGCTCAGCAGCACGGTCTGCGTATTTGCGCCAGACATTGAGCCGGCGGCCGCTTCAAACACAGCCTCGTCAATCCCCGACGCTTCGTCGCAGATCAGCAAGACCGTGCCCGCCTCCTGGTGAATACCGGCCAGAGCCTCCGGGGTTTCCTTGCGCGACGTGCGCGCCGAAATAAAGCCCTCACTGGGGGCGGCGATCAGCTCCACACGATCTGACTTTACGTTCAACAATTCTTTCAGCGGCTGCGGCAGCTCGTTGATCCATTTTTTCAGCTCGGCAAAAAGTGCGTCGAAAAGCTGGCCAGTGGTCGGCGCGGTGACGACGATCTTGCAGGGAAACTTGAAGATCAGCGTGTGGAGCATCGCCCAGGACGCGGCGGTTGACTTGCCTGTGCCGTGGCCAGAGCGAATGCTCAGCATCCGGGTGCCGTTGGAAATCGCATCGAGGAATTCCGCCTGATAATCCAGCGGCTCAACACCAAGCACCTCATGGACGAACTTGGCGGGGCTGTTGTGGTACGTCTGCACAAACTCCAGCATCGCGTCGTGCGCGGCGGGTTTACTCATGTTCGATTTCCTTGGTGCTGTCCTGCACAAGTTTCATCTTGCGCAGGGCATCGAGGTGCAGATCGCCAAGATTGACGGTGACGTTTGTGTTGGCTTTGCCATTAGCATAGCGGTTCTGGTTCCACGCTTGCGCGATGAACTTATGCTGGCTGACCTCTTCGCGCGCCAAAGTGACATCCACTTGGCTGATCTCCCCAAGGCGGCTGCCGGGTTGGGCGTTGGCGCGCTCAGCGGCGCGGTCGGCTTTCAACTGGCGGATTACGTCAAAGCCAAGCTCGGCGTGGGTGTCGGCGGCAGTTTCGCGGACTTGCTCGATGACGGCGTTGTATTCAGGCTTTTTGATCAGGTTGCGGCGGAGATAACCACGGTCAACCTCCAGCTCTTTGGCGAGGCCGCTGATCGTCCCTCCGCCAAGAAGATAATCCGAGAGAAATTCAGGGCCACCACGCTTTTGCAATTGTGTCATCAGGGCGCGCAATTTTGGTCTGCCGGGCATATTTGCTCCTTTTATTGGTTGCGCCAAGATAGCATTTGGGGGCGGTTGGGGCAAAATTCGGTGCGGAGGTAGGGGGGGGTGTTTTTGGGGTAATAAGTGGGGGTCACTCGTTGACCTAAAAGTTTGCGATTTATTGCGGGGAGTTTTTCGCAAAATGGGGGAGATGGGGGAGATGGGGGAGTAGATTTCATAACTTAGCGAAAAAAGTTTGCGATTTATTGCGGAGGGTTTTTCGCAAAGTGCGGCATGAGGGGGGTGTTTGTGTGGTTCTACACGCACACGCCCCCGGTCAAATCGTCGGGGTGGGGGGGTTTTTGCGCGCGAATTCGTGGGCGTTGGCGCATAAACTACATTATGTTAAATTTATTATGCTTTGTTATCAATGGCTTAGCGTTTTTAAGCCGAATTCATGCCAAAATATAAGGCCAGTTGGACTTATATTGACCTCAAACTGGACTTATCGCATCAGGCGCGCCCGTGCTTCGCTGCGGCTGTGCCTCGCAGAGCCTCATTCGCTATCCTCTTGGTTTTGCTCATCATATTCTGCCACCACCTGATCGATCCACTCGTTGACAGCAGGGTCAACCTCTTCAGTCCGCTTCCATTTGGTATGGTAATTGGTATCACTAAAGTGCGTCAGGCCGCTCAGCTTGTCCAGCAAAGATAAATCCTCTTGGACATCCATGTCCTCTATGATCTCCATCAGCGCGTCATTGACCTTGTGGATCGCCATAGCAACTACTCACCGCCAAACGCATCATCCCAATCAAACTCTCCCTTTGCATCGCGGCGCAGTGCCATAGCGATCACCAAGTAATTCATCTGATCGAGCAGGCTGTCCTCGCCTGTGTCGCCCCTGTCCATGCGAGCTGCCTTCAGCTCTGCCATCAGTCGCGCCACGTCAACGGTGCTGACCTCTGCGCTATCCTTTAGCTTCCCACGCAATACAAGCGTCCACCGGGTTGCGATAGCCTGATGTAGATCAACTGCACTGCCGTAGCTCTTTTGCCGCTCCTCAAGGATGCCCTGCGCTGTTTCCAGGATCTTCTTATAGTTCATCGTTAGTGCCTCGCTTTGTAGTATGCCCGACGCCCGTCCATGTGGTCGGTGTAGATGAATTCACGGCTCTGCAAGATGTGGATGTTGTTGCCAACCACGGTTGACCGCAAATCGAGCGCGCCCTCTATCTCCGACGCAAATGCACCGCCGTTGCGCCGGATAAAGTTCAGCACTGCCATCGTGTGCTTGCTAAGCGGCCGCACAGCGATCCTACGCGCCTTGTCGTGCGGCAAAGGCTCACGATACCCTAACTGTGCTTGAAGCCGCTCAAAGCTAATCATACGGCGTCCTAGCGCCTCTTCTACATCTCTGGGTGATAACACCTCGTTCATCTCTTTGCCTTTCGCTGTAGTTCATATTTTCTGGTAAGAATTGTCGCGCGCTGCCAATCGTTCCATTTCGGCAGCTCTGGTGCGTTCAGCACACGCCGACGATTAGCCAAGCCCTCCAAGGTTGACAGGTCATCTATTTCGCCAAGAATAAAGATGAATTGTTTTTCACTTAATTCACTGTAATCCACGCCAAACTCAGGACAGGACATCAGGACAGGACAGCCAACCTTTAGGGGTTGGCCTGTTGTCCTGAGCCGTACCTTTATGTCCGCATGTTGTCCTAGTGCTGTCCTCAACCTGTCCTCAACCTCTTTAACCCATTGTTTTTGCTTCATTTTCTCAGGACAACTTTCAGGACACGAGGACACCACCCGACATACGGCAGGACAAAACTCAGGACACTACTTTGACGTGTGTCCCAGAATGACCCCCTCACGACACCACCACCAGACCGCCGCGCAGCGCCAAAACGCCCTTGTCGATCAGCTTTTTGATGTGCCTGTTTGCCGTCCGCTGCGAGCAATCCAACTCTAGCGCAACCGCCTCCTTCAGATCGTTGCGCGCTGCCTCACCAAAGGCGCTGACCGTCCTGATCTGATCTATGATGACCTCTTTGATATACTCAGGGTCTTTCTTGTCCTGGGGCTTGTCTGGCGTGTAATCTAGCGCCAGTGAGCTTGTGATACCGCCGTCCGCTGTCTCCAACTCATAGCTCACCTTCACGAAGCTCATCGGGTCTGGCTCTTCTGCGTCCTTCATCTTTGTGGCGGTCAGAACAAGCTTGTTGTCGCCCCAGCTTTCCACGCGGTATTCGCAATCGAGCCGCCCGCGCAGCCTCGTACTACCGCGCGCCCTTTCAGTGTTCTGATGCCCCACATGGTGAACAATCATCACCGTGCAATTGAACTCCTCGCGGAGCTTGTCGCAGACATTGAGGTAAAGCGAGATGTCCTCGCCATTGCTGTCATCGCCCATGATTGTGCGGTCAAGCGTATCCAGCACGATCATCTTTGGCGCGCCAACCTCCTCCGCAATCTCTCGCAGCTCGGCAAGCAGTGGCTCACCTTTATCCTCATCATTCAGCAGCACCGTCGTGTTGCTCTTAAAAAACGGCACACCATCCAAGCTTACGCCGCGCGCCTTTTGCCATGCCGCAACACGCCGCGCAAAACCACTGTGCCCCTCACCGGCGACAAAGCAGACCGGCCCGCCTGATACGTCGCGCCCGTGATAACTGATGCCCGCCGCAACGCTGAGCGCCACATCCAATGCCAAAAATGTTTTACCGCTGCCCGACGCGCCGAACACCATGCTCAGCGCATCTTCCTCTATCATCCCGTCCACCAGCCATTTCGGCGTCGTCATCTGCAACTGATCAACGCGGGTGAACATTTTCTTAACCTCGGCCGCCCTCTGCAATCCCTGCCGCAGCGCCTCTGGGCCTTGCTTTACGAAAACATCGTTCCAGTCGTCACCCTCAGTCTCCGGCGCAGCCCAACGCCTGCCGCTCTTTTTCGCCGCCTCGATGCCCTTCTTGTCGTTGTCCGCCGCCACGCACAGCGTCAGCTCTGGAAACGCTTTGCCCACCGCCTCCACCACCTTGGGCAGCGTGCCTGCGTCCAGCGCAAAGATGCACGGCCTTGGCCACATCGCCATTGCCACGGCTGCGCTTGTCGCCCAACCCTCGGCCACCCACACCTCACCCT